CTTCTATAACCAATCTGAACCTAAAGAACCAGAGTTATTTATTCAAAAAGAAAGAGTTAAGTTATATGCTGAAGAACTATTCCTTAGACAATATGAGGATGAAGTTTGTGAGGCAGATGATTGTATAGCTTATTATTGTAATCAGATAAGAGATGATGAAAAAATAGTAGTCCTAACCAACGACAGGGATATGTGTCAGTTGATTAACGATAGGGTTGCTTTATATGTTATTAACAAAAGAAAGATAGTCTCTAAGAACAACTATAATGAACATTTTACACACCATCAAGAAAACTCCGCACTTATAAAAATTATTACTGGTGATGCTAGTGATAACATAAAAGGGGTGAAGGGAGTAAAAGAAAAAACGTTATTAAAGTATTTTCCTGAATTAGTCGAAAAAAAATTGACATTGGATGAAATATTCAATAAGATTGAATCAATACAAAAAGAAAGAAAGAGTAGATTAAAAACATTGGATAATATATTAAATGGTGTAACAGATGGGTCACAGAAAGATAGATTATTTGAGATTAACGAAAAAATTATTAACCTTAAAAAACCGATTATTACTGAAGAGTGTAAAGAAAATTTAGATATTATTATCGATTCACCGGTAGATCCCGAAGACAGAAATACAAAGAATGTGTTAAAAATGATGTTAGAAGATGGTTTTGTTATGGCAATACCTGGTGGTAGAGATGGTTATATTGAGTATTTAAGACCTTTTCTAAGTATAATTAAAAAAGAAAAAAAGTATTTTAATCAAACAATTTAATTAAAAATTATGAGTAAGAAAAATTATGAAAACCTTCCGTTTGAGTTTTATTTAAGAATTAACGGAAATGAGAGACCAATTGTTGGGAGAAACTTTAACGTTAGAGGGTACAACTCTAAATCATTAAGATCTATGGATATTAAGTATTGTATCGATGAGGTTGTTGGTATGATTGAAGATCAATTTAGATCTAAGTCGGAAGATTATTTATATAGATACTACAATCCATATTCTACACAAAATACTGAAGAAATAGAATCAAAGAATATATTTGAAGATGAGGACTTATTCTCTTTTGAGATTAAGGTACATGGAAAAGTAGTTGCACAGAAACAATTTAGCGGAAATTGGTATCCACCAAAGGTTAGATATGATGTAGATATTAGAAAATTAATTCCAGGAATTATCTCTAAGATACAAAAAACGTTAAGTAGTAAAAATTTAACTACTGAGTACGCAGGAATCGCGCTTTAATACATATTTATTTATACAAAAGATTTTCAATATATGTCAAAAAAAGATAGTAAAAATTTAGGGTTTTTAGGTTATAGTTTTCAGGTGAAGTTGGCTAAACAAGTTATGGAGGATGGTAAGTTTTCTGAGACTATAATTGATATTCTCGATCCACAATATTTTGACAATGAATATCTAAGGTTATTAATCGCTAGTGTTAAAGATTATCACGAAAAATATGAAACAATACCAACTTATGATACACTACAACAAGTAGTTAATAAGGATATAAAAAGAGAAATCGCTAAAGAATCAGCGGTTGCTATGATTAGGGAAATTCAAAAAAGTAATGATAAAGATTGTCTTCATATACAAGACACTGCAGTTCAATTCTGTAAACAACAAGAGTTAAAGAAAGCCACACAAAAAATTCAGAAGATATTAGATTCAGGTGATTTTGATAAGTATGATGAGTGTGAGGAAATAATGAAAGAAGCTCTTTCTGTTGGTTCTGAAACTGATAGTGGTATAGATGTTTTTCACGCAGTTGATGATGTGTTATCTGATGATTTCAGAAAACCAATCCCAACAGGGTTAGTAGGTTTAGATAATTTAATGGATGGTGGATTATCGAAAGGGGAATTAGGGGTTATTCTTGCCCCATTTGGTGTAGGTAAGACTACATTAATAACAAGAATGGCGAATACTGCATACAATTTAGGTTACAATGTAGTACAAATATTTTTTGAGGATAATCCAAAGGTTATACAAAGAAAGCATTTCACTTGTTGGACTGAGATATCGTTGAATGAGTTAACTGAAAGAAAAGATGAAGTTAGAAAGACTATTGAAGGGTTTAAAGAAAGAAAAGGTAATTTAATCCTTAAAAAGATGCCTAGTGATGGTACAACAATCCCTAACATTAAACAATATCTAAGAAAGTTAATATCGACAGGAATGAAACCAGATGTAATCTTTTTAGATTATATTGATTGTGTTGAGAGTACTAAACAATTTAAGGACGAATACTCTGGTGAAGGTCCAATTATGAGGCAGTTTGAGACTATGATTAGTGAATTAAATATTGCTGGATGGACTGCAGTTCAAGGTAATAGAAGTTCCATTGGTGCTAATGTAGTAGAAGCGGATATGATAGGTGGATCAATAAAGAAAGGACAGATTGGTCACTTTATTATGTCAGTAGCTAAGACATTAGAACAAAAAGAAGAGGGTAGGGCGACATTAGCAATACTTAAATCCAGATTCGGTAAGGATGGTATCATAATGGAAGATATGATAATGGTACTCTTAAAATAGATACTGAGGAGACTAGTGATGTTTCGTTCTTACAATTTGAAAAGGGCGAAGACAAAAGAAGGTCAGATATAGTTGTTAAGGCTATGGAAAAAAGAGAAGATAGGATTAAAAAGAAAAAACAATAAAATTAGTTAATAATAAAAATATAATATGATGTCAAAAATTAATGTAGTTAAACGAAATGGTGAAAAGGAAGTTGTTGACTTTGAAAAGATTAACAGAGTTTTAGAGTGGGCAGCTAAAGATATTAACGGAGTTAGTTCTTCAGATGTTGCTATGAATGCTCACCTACAATTATTCGATGGTATCACTACAACTCAAATACATAAGGTATTAATTCAGTCGGCAGCGGATATGATAACTGAGGATATGCCTAATTATCAATTTGTTGCAAGTAAATTATTAAATTATCTTCTAAGGAAAGAAATATTTAATACGTATAGAAGTTTTCCAAGATTAAAAGACTTTATTAAAGTTAATGTAGATAGGGGTGTATATGATTCAGATATACTTAATCATTATACAGAATATGATTTTGATAAAATCGAAGGTTTTATTAAACACAAAAGAGACGAAGAATTAACATATGGAGGACTCCAACAATTAGTTGATAAATATCTAATTAAAGATAGAAAAACTGATGTTGTATACGAAACTCCACAATTTATGTATATGTTAATTGCAATGACTTTATTTGCAAAAGGGGGTGATACTAAAGATAGGTTAAGTAAAATTAAAACATTTTATGATTTAATATCAACACATAAAATATCTCTACCAACACCAATTGTTGCTGGAGTTAGAACACCAACCAGACAATACTCATCTTGTGTATTGATTGATGTTGCGGATGATTTAGATTCGATATTCAATTCTAATACTGCAGTGGGTAAGTATATCTCTAAAAGAGCGGGTATTGGTTTAAACTTTCGTTTAAGGGGTATTGGTTCTAAGATTAGAGGTGGTGAGGCGGTTCACACTGGTATCATTCCATTCTTAAAGATGTTTGAAGGTACGGTTAAGTCTTGTTCGCAAGGTGGTATTAGAGGTGGTGCAGCTACGTCTTATTACCCTTTCTGGCACTTAGAGATTGAGGATATTATTGTGTTGAAAAACAATAGGGGTAATGACTTAAATAGAGTTAGAAGAATGGATCACGCAATCCAGTTCAGTAGGTTGTTTTATAAGAGATTTGTTGAGAACAAAGTGATTTCATTATTCTCACCATCAGATGTACCTGGTTTATATGAAGCCTTTGGTCATAATGATTTATTCGATGAGTTGTATGAGAAGTTTGAGAATGACTCAACAATCCCTAGAAGAGAGATAAGTGCTAGAGAATTAATGGATTTACTAATTCAAGAAAGAGTAGAGACAGGTAGAATTTATATTATGAATATTGATAATGCTAATGATCATTCAGCATTCACTGATAAAATTAATATGTCAAACTTATGTACAGAAATAAATTTACCAACTACACCTATAACACATATAGATGATGGTGATGATACGGATGCTGAGATTGCATTATGTGTATTAGCAGCAATAAACTTAGGTACTATTAAAAATTTAGATGAATTAGAGGTTGTATGTGAATACATTGTAAGATCATTAGATAGTGTTATTAGTTATCAAGAGTATCCTATGGCAGCAGCTAGAAAAATGTTGAAGAGAAGAAGTATTGGTGTTGGTGTCACTAACTTTGCATATTGGATGGTTAAGAATGGTTTATCATATGATGACCCATCTTCATTAGAGAAGATTGATGAGTTATTTGAGAATATTCAATATTACTTAATCAAAGCTTCTGTTGAATTAGCAAAAGAAGAAGGACCTTGTGAATGGTTTGATAGAACAAAATATGCTAAAGGATTGTTACCGATTGATCACTACAATAAAAATGTAGATAAGATTGTAGATAGGGAGTTATCTAAAGATTGGGAGAAATTAAGGAGAGATGTTTTAGAGTTCGGAATGAGAAATTCGACACTTACGGCTCAGATGCCTTGTGAGAGTTCATCAGTCGTATCATCATCAACAAATGGTATCGAAGCACCTAGAACTTTAATCACAACAAAGAAATCTAAGAGTGGGGCACCACTACCGGTTGTTGTACCAGAAGTGCAGAAATATAAAAACAAATATCAATTCGCTTGGACATTTGACAATACTGCGATGAATAACATAGTATCTGTAATACAAAAGTATTTCGATCAAGGTATTTCAGTGAACCATTACTATGACCCTAGAAAATACGAAGGTAATAACTTACCGATATCTGTAGTGGCTAAGGACATATTAAACTTTTATAAGTTTGGTGGTAAACAAATTTACTATTCTAACTCAAAAGATTATAAGACAGATAAGTTAGAAGATATGGTTAGTAGTGGTAATGAAGAGCCGGCTATGGTTGAAATGGGAGATGATTGTGAATCTGGGGCTTGTGCGATTTGATTATATTGAATAAAATAACTATTTTTAAATAAAAACAAAAATATGAATGAAACAATAGAGAAATCATTAAAAGAGAAAAGAAGTTTAGTAAACCTAAATCCAGATGTAGACTTCACTAAGGAACCTGTGTTCTTTGGTGAAAGTCTTAACCTAGAAAGGTATGATAAGTTTAGGTATCCAGTTTATTTTGAATTCTTCAAAAAACAACTCAATTCTTATTGGTTACCTGAAGAGGTGGATTTATCAAAAGACAGGTTAGATTATAAAGGTATGTCTGAAAATGAAAAGTTTATCTTTACATCTAATTTAAAGTACCAAATCTTATTAGATAGTGTGCAGAGTAGAGGTATTCCTCATTTAACTGAGGACTTATCTAATCCAGAGATTGAGGCTTTTTGTTCAGCTTGGGCAATGTTCGAAACAATACATTCGTATTCGTATACATTTATTATTAAGAATGTTTATGCTAATCCTAGTGAAGTGTTTGATAACATTTTAAATGATGAACAAATTGTTAAGAGAACAGTCTCTGTAACAAAGTATTATGATGATATGATTAATTCTTTGGGTGAAAGTGTTGAAGACAGAAGAAAGAAATTATATCTAACATTAGTGTCTATTAACATTTTAGAAGGTATTAGATTTTATGTATCATTTGCTTGTTCTTATGCATTTGCTCAGAATGGTAAAATGGAAGGGAACTCAAAAATTATCTCATTGATTAATAAAGATGAAAACCTACATTTAGGTTTTACTCAAAAGTTATTAAATGATTTAAGGAATAGAGAAGATGAGGGGTTTCAAGATGTCGTAAGAGAATGTGAACCAATGGTTATTGAAATGTTTAAAAACGCAGCTGAAGAGGAAATGGAATGGGCAGAATACCTATTTAAAGATGGTTCGATGTTAGGTTTAAATGCTGAGATATTAAAAAGATATATGAAGTATTTAACTAATCAAAGAATGAAAGTATTAGGTTTAGAACCAATATTTGAAAAAATCAAAAACCCAATCAATTGGATTAACGCTTGGACATCTTCAAAGGGAACACAAAATGCTCCACAGCAAACGCAAATCGATTCATACAATATTGGTTCTGTTAAATCAGACTTAAATGACAGTGCATTTGATGACTTTGACTTTTAAGCAAAATATAACAAATACAATAATACCTCCCGTAGATGATAAAGATTTACGGGAGTTTTTGTCTTTACATAATTTCCAAAACCCTATTGAAATAAAGATTACGCCAAAACCATTATGTAAGATAAATGATTGCCATAATAATGTAATTAAATATATCTCTAAGTATGGTGGTGAAAGAGTTATAGGTTATTATATTCTAAAAGAAGAGGGTAAAAATAATTTTGTTGGTGTTACCCATTCTGTTGTTAAAAAAGGTGAAAAATACATAGATATAACACCAACCACACATAGTGAGTGTAATAATGTTT